TTGTGTTGAAAGATGCGACATCGTATGCGTTTTGTGGTCTAATATAAACTTTGATGTCTGATCCACTTGGACGATAACCCGTCAACAACACATCGATGTCTTCAGCGTCTAAATCTTCATTAAGTTCAATTGTTTTTGAAATATATTTAGAAGTAGTAGCCGCATCATCAGTCACTTTGTATTGATAAGCCATCAGTGATGATGTTTCTAAATCAACAATCGGTGTGGATGTTGGATTAGCGGCATTACCCATTGTCACGGTAATATCAAAAGGCTTGGCTCTAGCAGTATCATTTGATTTACTGAAGATGACCACACCCTTACGTCCAAATGTGTTATTACCACCAAATTTCATTGGCATGTCATATGATGTTACTGTGTCTGCTGGGTCTGTAAATGTGCCACTCAACTTCGTAGTAGTGATTGAGTCGTTTGACTTCATGATCAGTGGTTGTACATAGCTTAGATTGATATTGTCAATAGTTCCAATTGTACCTGTTGTGCCACTATCAAAACCTACAATAGTCCCAGACGCTGTAAATTTCTTACTAGATGTTGCTGTAGAACCTGAGAGGTACATTTGTGAACGCTCAAGCCTGTTGTAATGTACGATTTTACCAACAACAACAGACTTACATGTTCCTACGCCAACTGTAAAGTCAACAGGACGTTCTGTCGTGATTGTCGTAGGAGTGTCAACACTCACAACTTCAAAGAGTTCGCTTCTCGAACCACCAGCATTTGTTACTAAGATTTTGTCACCAGCAGCAAAACTATCGTTAAGTGCTGTACCTGTAATCACATTTCCATTAACAGGCATTGATACAGTAGCAGAAGTTGCGCCCGTTAAGGCTTTTTCTTCATAAACTTCTTCACCAGAAGTAAACCTACCGTCCCAATCACTTAGAGTTAAGAACTCATGATCGTCGTTAGTCATGGTTACAGAACCTGTAGATGCGTTGAAATCGTGACGATAAAGATTGAATTTCAAGTCTTCGTCTTGGTATGATTTCCATGCTCTGTTGTTTGTAGATGAGAATAAAACCCCATCACCCCAGTCTTGAACAACTGACTGTCCTTGGGTTGCACCAGGTGTCAAGTCTATGCCGCCAACTTTAGATGTGAAGACTAGATAGTTTGGATCGTTAGCATCTGGCATGATTACCAATGAGTATTCTTTCTCAACATCCATTCTGATTGGTGCATCGAAATCAATGGTTGTTACCGCAGATGCGTCATCACTCACGTTAATTTGATTTGATGTGAGGTGTATTTTAGAGAAAGGCAATACTTGTGATGCTGGGTAGCCGTTAACTACTTCACGCAACATAACTGTAGCGCCGTTAATAGCACTCTTACGCTTGAAGAAAACGTCAACTTTAGATATGAAGACACTGTTCGAGCCACGCCCCATACCCTTTTTGATAAAGAATGTTTGGGCAAGTGGATCGATTGTTACTGTACGTGCAGGGAGTGTTCTTGTAGTAATTTCTGTTCCGACATCAGTATCTGGAATTCTTGTAGATGCTGTCAACGCACTTTTCTCGACTGAGATGTTGTACGCATGATACTGCAAATCAATTATAGAAGTGGATGCTGATTCGATACTTGAATATTGACTAACATCAACTACTGTCAGAACTCTATCGCCAACAAAGAATGTCCCATCTGGCAATTCGAATACTGCGCGAAGTTTGCCATTAGAATCTGTAGTAACAGTAGCACCCTTAATGCCTGCACGTCTAACCGCTCTACTCGTGTCAGCCGATGTGCCTGGACGTACAAATTCGTTTACATCCACACCATCAAAGAAGAAGTAGTGGCGTGTATTCGGACGAAGCCCTGCCGCAAATACTCCAATCTCACGACTACGCATATAAGGTTGGAATTCAAAGTTAGAAACAAAATCGCCCACTGATTGTTGTGAGTTTGCTTCGTTAACTTCTAATTCAGTTGTAGCAGTTGTAGCTGTCCCCCCAATACTCCACCGTCTACCACCAAGAGATGTTCTTGTGCTAGTCGTTCCAACGACATTCTGTACTGTCATTGGAACGAATTGTTGTAGATTGTCAACAAAGTCGCGGAATGGTGTTACTAGGTCGATATCAAGAGTAACTGGATTGGTTACTGTATCTTGAGCCATATCATGGCTTGGTGACAATGAGCCAACGCCATCGTATTTCCAGAAGTTGGACACACAGTTTCTAAAGTTGGTTGCGTATGGTTGACCCAATAGCTTTGTATGTGCATTTCTGCTTAGTGTTGCAATTTCCGCATCTGCTGTTGATGGGAAGATTGTTGCGGTTGTACCACTTTTGTATTTCAAGTCTAATGGGAATGTATTAAGCGCTGGGCTGAGACTTTTAGTGTCCGAATGAACAGCCGCTTGATAATCTGGATTAGACAAATCAGCAATGCTTGTATCGTTGAATGGATCAACTATAAAGCCATTTTTAAATCTTGTCAAGCCGTTTTCGTCAGTAACATTCAAGTTTTGCGTTGCTTGCTCTAATTGATTCAAGCTGATGTAATACTCCATTGCATCAAGTTTTTTCTCTAGCTTGGCGATATCACGCATGGTGTAGTTTCTGACACCTGATGCTTTAGTGCTAACAGCATAGTAATTCTTGTTTTGATCAGCACCTTCTTGTGCCGACAGCATAGGATATCCTGGGATAGTAATTTGAGAGATTACAAGCTGATCAGCACCAACTTTAGGTGGTACTGGCAACTCATCTTCTTCGCCTTTAACGATAGCAGACTTACCATAAGAATCTATGGTAATGGCATCAATTCTGGACAGGTAGTGTTCTATGTCAGATGTGACGTTGCCATTAACTTGTGGAATAACATAGTCAGAACCTGCGAATGATGGTTGTACTGCACCAACAGCCGACGTTACCACAGATGCCGCGCCTTCTGTTACTGCTGTGTAGCTTGCTCCTGCACCCAAATCAGCGTATGGTCTAAAGTCAATACACTCTCTTAGACGATAAACAGTACCAGATGTAGAGATGTATGATGGGACGTCGGATGATCTGATCTTGCCATCTGGAAGTATCGCCGTAACATCATCGATAGGATAGCTGTTTACTGCAAAGAAGTTAATGCCTGTTGAATTGTTTATTCTGAAAACTTTTAATTTTACTGTCAGTGTACCACTTGTAGGTTTGGTTCTTCCAGAAATAACTTCCATATAAGAAAGGTCGTAGAAGTTGTCCTGTGCATTTGTTACCAAACGGAAACAGTCTGTAAAGTCATTACCAGTGCTATCAACAACGCTATCGATTGCGTAAACATCAGGGAAGCCCAAGCTGTATCTGGATGTGCCGTTATTCCACACAACTTTGATGTATGGATTTACTGATAATTTGTTGTATGGTTCTGTATTTACAATTCTTTTGTTGTAGTAAACGTCGGCTGCTGGGTCTGAACCTGCCGCTAAGTTAATAGTGAGAACTGAGTTGTTTGAAGTTGTAGAGTAGCTGTTTACAGCAATCAGCGTATTAGACGCATCTACCACAACAATGTCACTATTATCACAAGCAAAGTCATCCCCTGGTTGTGCGTTGATAGTGATTGTATTAGCCGTAACCGAAACACCACTTTGTGTACGTACAGGAATATTAACATCTGTAATTTCTTTTAAGCTTCTTGCACCAGTATTGAATACCATAGGAGCATTTTTACTATCTTTGATTTTAGAATTAGCCGCAATAGAAACTGACCCACCAGTGGAGACAATACGCTCAACATCAGCAAAAGTTTTAGTAGCGTCTGTGATACTAACACCAAACAAGTATAGTTTAGTTGGCGTGAAGTTCTTCACGAATGCACTACCGATTTGCGTACCACCAACAAGTTGTAGTTGAACAGCAGTGTAATCAGTAGCCATTGTGCCGTTTAACGATGTGATGTCAACATATCCACCGTAATTAAGAGATGTGGCTTGGTTCTGTTGAATATTTGTTGTTGTGATTGGATCAATGGTAACATCTAGGTTGCCACGATTTTCTATTCTGTAGCCCTTAACATATGCCGCACCTTTGCCAACCAAAACCTTTAAGTCTACACCACGACGTTCTGTCGTTACTTTAAAGTTCTCAACAATGTAGTCTCCGCTTTCTTCGTAAGTACGTTTCGCTAGTTCTTCTGCGATTGAGTTGAATTGAGAAACATCTCTCAACGTCACAGCAGAACCGTTTTGATAACGAATTAAGGTGAAGAAGTTTGCATCTACGTCAGCAACAGCAGTTGTCTTAGCAACCAGTGTAGGAACCATTTTAAGTCTGTCAGCACCCGGAGCATTTTCGTTTGTGCTTCCGTTAGCGTTGTCGAATAGGCTATTGTCTTGCAGTGAAGATACCAAAGATTCCGCTACTTCATAACCGACTGAGATTCCATCTGGTTGATTGTCGTACTTAGAAACAATAAGTGTTTGCTCGTCTGCGAATAGGAAATGACCTTTTTGGAACACAACACCAGCCGCCGCTTGAATACCAAAGGATTTTCCTGTTGGTGATGGTAGCTGTGTTACGTTGATTGTGGCAATACTAAGTTCAGAAGAAATGAGCGTCGAACCGTCATATCTGTATTTGTTGATTGTAAGTCCTTCACCAGCAATAAATGTCTTGTAGTTACTTGTTTCGTTTGTGTTCAAGTAGTTGATATACAAAGTGTTTAGGTTTGGTGGACGTGTTTCAAAACCTCTGTCTGTAGTAATGATGGAAGCTCTGAGATTAGTGATCGCACCCGAAATTTCATACTTCGTGTCAATAGACTTTGTTGCGCCAGATACAATCTCATCCGCTGTGATTGGTTTGAAAAGTTCTGGATCAAAACCAGTCTTGTCAGTTAGTTTAACAAATTGCAAACCGTTTAGGTTTGTGAAGTTACAGCCCTTGATAATACTACCTTCTTGGTAGATGTTATCACCAAATTGCTCGACTTGGTTTTGCAGAATGGTCTGCAATTGTGTTAGTTCCCTTGCCTGTACGGCATACGATGGCTTAAAGAGAATTTTATAGAACTGCTTTTCCAGACCAAAATCATCAAAGTATGGAGCAATATTTAAATTTGTATTAATGGGCATATGTAAGGTTCCTTAAAATTCTAATACTAATTTGTATTCTTCTCTCGAAGTAGAAGTTCTTGCAAGAGGGACAAAATCTTCCATAAAATAAACTGTTCCGCTACGCTGAACGTAATCAGACTCTATTGTGTTATTAGCTTGTGGACTATTTATGGTAATTCGTTGTCCCTGCGAATTTAGCAAGCCCGACGTATAGTCAAGAGAAGTGTCGTTGTTAGCGCCATTCTGGTATGGTCCCATATAACTAGATAGATATACAGTATTTGAAGTTTCATCTATTTCGTGTACTTTGCCTGTAAATACGGTTTTGTTGTCAGCATCAACTTGGGTCAATGTGGCATCTACAGTTGCAAAGTTATACTGGTCAGAAGTAATTGCAATTCTATTGTCAAAAACTGTCGGTGTATTGGCAGAATTAGCGGAAGCGCTCACAAACTCTGGGTTTTTAACAATGCCAATATATGAGTAAGTGTTTGTCGCACCAATATCGTTATTGTTGGCTTCTGTGATGTAGCCATAAAGAAGAATGTGGCGGCAATGCATTTCGTCAATCATATTCCATCCATGCCCACCTTTTGGTGAAAGGACGGGTCTCAGAATACCTCTTACGTCAACAGAAATTGGGTCTTCTGGGTCAAAATCATATATAGGATCGACAATCGATGCTGTCACATTTGTGTAACCTGAGCCTGAGTTCAAAATCAACAGCGAAGATATGTTGCCTTCAATAACATTTGGAAGAGCCTGTGCGCCAGTACCATCACCTGTGATTATACATGTTGGTACTACTGTGAAGGTAGAACCATTCAAGACGCCATCTCCAAGAGGATTTCCGATTACTTTAATCTTGCCGTATTGAACGCCAACTTGGAAATCATAA